ATTCAATAGCCACTTGTAGTCATCAAAGTAAAGCGATTTGATAGCAGTTAAAGTTCCTGCGTCTGCCCAGGTGCCTCGTATTGTTGGCACAAAATCCTTATACAATCCTGCAATGCCTTGGCCGAGCATTTCAGTAGGCGTGCCGTGTGTTGTGCTATCCCATCCCCCTCGCCAATCGTCTGCAATTACCCACTGGTTGCTTGAGTTGTAAGCGTCTATATTTCCGATAGCGTATTTGCTTGAGCTGCTGTAATACTTTGGCTCTAAAATTATCGGCGTAGAGTTTACGCTGTTGGCCGTATCTGGCGTGTAGGTTTCGGTTATGTTGAAAGTAAAATCTGGGTTTTGGTATGGCGAAGCGTCGGCGAATGCTAGCTGTATAGATCCCCAAAATGGTTTATCAAATTCATTTAACGCGCTAGGGTTTCCGAATATATTAAATTTTTGTTTTATTGCTTGCACTTGAATTACTTCGACTTCTAAAATAGTAAAGCCTGCAGGCGGTGTGCTCACTTGCTTATCAAATACAAATGATGTCCAGTTACTATTTTGAAAGTCGTTTGCAATCTCTTCTACAAATGTCGCACCTGGCACAGACGAAGCGCTGACCCATAGCAAAGTATTCAAATCTAATACCCTGTAACCACTGCCTCCATCTCTCAAATATATTTTGATTCGTACTTTTGTCTTATCCTCTGGACCCGTTGGCGAAGTGGTAAATGTATGCCTGCCAAATTTTATAGCAAATCGGATTCTTAAGGGAGCAGCATCTGGCGTGCTACCAGTTGGCACCCCTGTAAATGTTTTAGCAAATGAAGCGTCTGATTGATTTGCATAAGTTCTGTAGGCCGTGGCCGCAAGCATTCGCTCTGTATCAATCTGCACGTATTTAGCGGCCGCCTGATAGCTCAGTGATGGCTTGGAAATCCATTGCGGGCGCACATCGTTTCCGAGCGTTACCGCGTGCGTATAGGTGCCCGTGCCAATGTACTGAAGCGTGTAATTATATTGACGATAGGCAACTGTTGTATCTAGATATTCGGTTGCGCTCACTAGCCAATACTTCCCAATTTCTAGAATGAATCGAGCCTGCAGAATTTCGCAAACTTGCTCAAGTGCTGCCTTGCAATCCATCATGTTGTTTTCAGCATATTGAAAAGCAGCAATGTCAGTAGCTTTGATGTCTTTAAATTGGTCGTAATTGTCTACAAAAGTATTTACATCAACCTGCAAAAGATCAATGCCTTTGCGTGTAGCATCCAAAGAAAACGGCGCAACAGCATCACGAAAATAATCTGTATTGGCACTGGCAACAACCCAGTAATCTTTCAGCGCCAACTCATCTAGGCACCTACGAAATAACTGTGCTATAGTTATTTTGCCATCTGTAAACCACGAAGCCTGTACTTTGTAACCGCTCAACAACTCCAAGCCATCCACAGCGCCCAAAGAAATAATGGGCTTGGCTTCTATGGCCTCACGTTGAAATGTCATTTGATCCGCAAGAACTCGGCCGACGTGGACCAAAGAATTATCCTGATAGATAAGCACAGCCCAAAATTGCTCTGAGGTTGTGGCAATTGCTTTGAACTCGCCCAGTACTGTGTTGGATGGCATGACCCAATACGATGTTGATCGTGATGGGCGAATGGCATTTTGATAAAATGTATCTCCTTCACCATCGCGTTGTATTTCGTAGCCATTGCCCGCAAGTTTTAACTCTGTGCCACCTGATCCCGAACCGCTCGGCGCATCCCAAATCTCAACGCGGTGCAGTTTGCCCGTAACCGAATAAAACGAACCATAGTATTTCCTTGCCATTATCCTCTTCTTGAATCTTTGTTATATCGTTCCAATACTATCGCCAAATCGCGCCCCTGTATTGTGGTGCTGGCAACAAATCCGCTTTGCTCGTTTGTGTTTAGCATACCCTTCAATTTGTCAAGTGGTGCTATTACTTCAGGGTTAGAGCTAGCCCCGGGATATTCTCCCACCAATCCCAATGTCGGACCGCTCACAATTCCCCCCTCGGCGAATGCTGTAGCCTGTGGGCCTTTGTTCAGCATGTTAGTGATCACCGCGGAGCCCGCAACCAAGGCAACACCCGCAGCAGCTGCGAGCACAGGGTTTTTAATTAATAACTCTTTAAAAGCCTTGGACGCTGTGGCCGTTGCAATCAATGCTTGACCAAATGATTTCATAAAGCCAGCCACCGCCTTTAACAATTTTTGCCCAAAGGTTTCAAAGCTACCAATTTGCCCCGTCATAATATCACCCAACAATACCCCGAAATCTTCGAGGCCCTGGGCGGTCATGTTGTTAAATGCTTGGTTAACTCCAGACATCGCTTCTTTAAAACTGTCCGCATATTCCTGCGTTTTCCTTGTAGCCTCCTCAGCAGCGGCTGCGTGTATTTTGTAACTTACCGAACTAGTGTCGGCCATGGCTTGCAGTTCTGCAGATAATTCACCCACAGAGGTCGCAACCATTGCAGGGCCGCCTTCAGTTCCACCCATGCCAACAAGCTCATCATTCAAAGCTTTAACAGCAGGCGCGGCCATTTCCATGGAGTTAATAACATCCTCCATTTTTTCAGGCTTTATCTGATCCTCAATTGGATTTGTTATTGCCTTGCCTGTATTCTTTTGGCCAAATACCTGCGCCTCTAGTTTTGCTAATTCTGCCGCATTGTTTTTAGCATCCTTTAAATCATCCTTTCTATTCTCCGCTAACTGATTATTTTTTTCAATGTCAAGCGCTACGACTTTATCCTTGTACTCGTTATTGATTGAATATCTTAAATCGTTTTCAAGCTGATCATATTTTAATCTAATTTCAGTAATCTTCGCCGCGTTGCCAGTTGCTAAATACAACTCCTCGCGTCTCTGCACAGCCAAAGCATCAAGCGCCTCCTTGCCATATTTTATATACATGGCTTTTTGACGCTTTAAACTTTCTTCTTTTAACTTTAAAATATACCCCTCGCTCTTGCCTTGCGCCTTTGCTTGGCTTATTGCTAACTCGGTTTTTCTTTCCTCTTCTTTTATCTGCCTTTGGCCAAGTGTTAAAGATCGTTCCTGTATTTTTTGAAATTGCTCAAGTCGTTTCTTTGCTTTGTCGATTTCGCTCGACATGTTCTGAAACACCGTAACAACAAGCCCAATAGCAACCAAAATAGCGCCCGCTCCTGTAGCCAATAATGCGGCAGAGTAAGCACGTGCTGCAACAGTTGCCTGCCCCATCACGTAGTTTTGCAGTTTTGTCATTGCCACATTGGCCCCTTTTCGCACAGTGCTCTCAGCTTCTAATGCACTCATGACGGCCTGCAATCCAGTTACTACAGACATAGCCGCATGAAGTTTCATCATGGTCTTTTGCATGTCCTCGTTTTCCGCACCTAGCAAAGCAGTAATACCTTGCAAGGCTCCAAAGGCTCCAGTCACTGCTTGCACTCCACCTAACACCGCATCAATTCTGCGTGTATCACTTGCGAAATATGCAACCTCAGCACGTGCATCGCCTATGCTATCTTTTATCCTACCCGCTTCACGAATAAACTGATCCGCAACTTTGCCAAACTCTGGACCCAATGCCCGCGCTTCCATTGCCAACTGAGTCAACTGCCTAACAGTTCCCATCGTTGGGTTACGGGTGGCTATGCTCGCTAGCTTCTCCTCAATGCTCTTTGCACTCTTCGCCACATCGGCAGACATTTCACCGCCCGCCTTTTTGATTACTGATATCGCATCATTAAAGCCCTGTCTGAGCTTTTCAATGTTTGCGCCAATTACTATATTTAACGACCTTGCCATGCTTACAATTCTATTTTATAACTATCTTCTTGCAATAAATAAGCGCCATCTTCGAGCAACAAATAACTAGCACCAGATGGCACTGGCGCGGCATAAATGTAATTAATTATAAAGTCCTGAGCAACGTGGTAAATTCCTGCAAATCCTGCCTCATCTTCAACCAAATGCACCTCGCCATCGAACTCAATCGCCTGGCAGTATACCCCATTAAAAGTATCTGGAAAGGTAGCGGATTCGAATGCGGCCCGAACCTGTGCGGCAGTGTCCATCGCATCGGCAAACGTGGTGCCAAAACTACTAACTTGCACCCTTGCGAAGTCTGTGCGACTGTGGCTTGTGTTGGTAGGGCTTGCTATAATGCTAACTAAATTATAAGCGATTGCAGGGAATGCAGACTCTTGCGGAATCCGCAAAGGATTTAAGCGAGTGGAAACCAACGCCGTAAGGTCTGACGCATTGCTTAAAATGTTATATACTATTTTTATGGGTGCGCTCATGCCTTGGCGTCCGGTGTTAATTTATCAAAGACATGCGAATATAGTTTAACCGCATCCTCAATACTAATATAGTCGGATTCCTCCCATGGAAATGTTAACAGCCTTTTCGGTTCGATTGGCTTTTTTAAGTGTGGCGCCATGCCTGTAGCAACTGCCCAGCGGGTGATTTCCCATTGGTTTCTGTACTGCTGTTGCTGCGCCTCACGCATGCCCTCCAATTTTAAACGCCAAAAACGTGGCGAGCATTTCCAAAACTCCCGCTCAGTTAGATTTAATTCGCCGTAACTGATGCGCTCAATCTTGCGCCAAGTTAGCGGTGCGCCGTCGCCCTTGGCTTTTACTTTCCCTCTGGCTCTTCAGTGCTAAAGAAGTCACTAACGGCCTGCGTGAATCCATCCAATGCAGGGCTCAACTCTGTAAATCTTTTAACCGATGCGCCCAACTTTTGAATGGTGGGGTATGGCGTTTTTTTGCCGTCGGCTTCGTAGCCTTCCAGAATCCCATAGAACGCGCAACTTAGTGCAAAGTCCATAGATTTGGCAAGGTCTTTTTGCAGGTTTAGATCTGCGAAATTTTCCATCCCAGCCAACTGCATCACGTTGCGCAGGCTGTTCATGTTAAACAAAAGGGGGTGCTGAACACCCCCGATGATAATGTGGCTCATGCCACAAATATAAGCCAAAAAAGTATTAAGGCGATACGGTGCCGATAGTCAAAGCGCCAGTACCTTGCAAAGTTCCTGTGAAGGTTGCTTTGTCGTTGTTAGGTGCGCTCAATGACAAGCTGCTGAAGAAAGCGCCGCCTGTAAATTTTTCATCTCCGCTGACATTGGTAGTCATTACAACTGTCAATTGAGTGCCCGCGAGCAAATCAGTTAACAAATCTTTGTAAGACAAACCGCTTGTGCTCACAGATGAATCGCCTTCAAAAATACCTTCAACGTTCAAAGTGTAGCCATACTCGCCCGCGATAAATTCTTTAGCGCCTGCGCTGTCTTTGTTAGTAACGTCGATCATATCTTTTGAGATATCCATCGAGTGGGAAGTTGCGTTTGCAATTTTTGTCAAGGTTCCGCTCACATCTTTATAGATGCTTATGAGCGTGCCGTTTACTGGTCCAGTAGTTGCCATGGTTATTTATATATTAAATTATTTTTCTTTGCTAAATCGGCAATGATTTGATCAACGCCTTTCATTATGTTTTCCTCTACGCTTGTGGCGTTTGAATCAACGGCCCGCTGCATAAAACGCACAGGGGCAATGGCGCCTGTATA